AAATCCAATATTTGAAGGTGGATTTTATCCTTTTTCTTATGCTTGTAGAAAAAATAAAGGAACTCATAAAGGGGTAAGAGATGTTCAATCAAGGATAAGACAATTGTCAGAAAATTCAAAAGTTTATTATCTAAAAATGGATTTTAGAAAATATTTCAATTCAATAAATACAGAGATATTATTAAATGAAATTAGAAGAAAAATCAGTGATTTAAAAGTAATTAGTTTATTGCTTCTTTTTATAGAAAAGTTCATACATATTTTTATGAAGTTAGATTTTAGCAAATGGTATATAAATGAGGTAGAAACGAAACCTTTAAACTTTTTAGGTTATAGAATAACAAGAAATTATAAGTTAATTAGAAAAGATAGTGTTGTAAGGGCAAAAAGAAAAATTAAGAGATATACAAAAGAAAATAATTTGATTAAATTAAATCTATTCTTGGCTTCTTGGGGTGGTCATCTTAAGAGTGCAGATAGTTTTAATTTAGTCAAATTTATAAATAAGGAAATTAGTAATGCAAGATGAAACAAATATACCGTTGGTAGATATTCTAACTGAACAATTGGGAGAAGAAGTTGTAATGAATGGAGAAGAATATGTTTATAAGAACAGTTCTATCCCTATTAAGAGAAAAATAGTTGATGTTGCTCTATCGAAACAATTAGAATTATTAGATTTTGAGAAAGTTAACAATACAAAAAAGGCTCTAATGTTACTTTGTGATACGAAACAAAATAATGTACAGAACATGCTTCTAGGTTATAAAGCTACTAATGCACAAATTGAACGATACAAAGATAAGTATGTTAGAGCAAAAGAAAACGAATTCGATGATGATACAAATAAAAAGATAATTTATAATCACGAGAAATATTTATCTTCAATTCGAAGTTTTGTTGACCTAATGGAGTACTTTAGAAGTGCAGTTGATGATTTAATAGTAGAGAATAAGATTATTGAAGCTAATAAATTAATTGAAATAGCAAAAGATTTTAATGAGAATACAACACTTGCACAAATTAAAGAACTTTTAGGAGGTATAAAAGTCTAAATTGAGGTGATGGCTGATGCCATTTAATTTAAAAAAAATAAGGAGTAAATATGCCAAACGGAGTAAAAGTATTACCAACTAAAAACAAAAGTGCAACTGCAACGATTATCACGAGTACAACTGTGATAGGAATTGTAGGTTCAGCTTTTCTAGGTGGAATAAGTGAGAGTATTAAAGTTTTGATTGATGATGAGAGTCAATCTAAACTTTTAAGATTTGGAAATGCTGATGAAGCTTTAGTGGTTTTTGAGAACCAAGCAGGAACTATCAGAGAAGATTTGTGGGACATCAAAATGCAAAATGTGAAATCCCCTATTGTTATCTCTTTAGTGGAAATTACTGAAGCTCATGATGGCAAAAATCCACGAGATTTTTATACTGATGCTGAGTTTAAAAGTCAGATTATCGTTGCAATTAACAACTTGAAAAAAGCAAGAACACTTTTTGGTGCAAAAGTTCGAATTGCAATCGCTGGGTGGTTCTCGCACGATGAGACTGTAAGAAATGCGATTGATAGTTTTGTTACAGGTACAAAAACCATTGGAGTAGTTGATTTAAACTTAAGCACTGTTTCTGAGTCTATTGTGGAGCTTCAAAAGTTAGGTTCGATGAGATACTTAGCATTTCCACTTTATCGAAAAGTATGGAGTGTATTTGAAAATAAAACTATCTTCAAACCAAACTCAGCAGTTGTTGCAGGTCATATAGCTTATCACGATGCATTAAACGGCGAGTTTGGTTCTTGTTTCGACCATGCTAATCAACTTATCTATGATGTAGAGGGTTGTGTACTTCCCCTTACTTATGAAGAGGGAGAAGATACTTGTGATGTAAATCAAATCGTAAATGCAGGTGGAGCTTTGATTATAAATGATGATGGAAATCGTCTTTACAACTTTGAAACACCAAGCGATGATGCAAGATTTAACAAACTTGAAACTATCCGTTTCTTTGACCTTGTAAATGAGAATATGCAAAAGTCTTTAAAAAGACACAAACACAAACCCGTTTCAGATGTTTTAACACTTGCAAAAGCAGATGCTGAAGCTTTTCTTTTAAAAGCTGTAAATAGTGGTGCGGCAATTGGTGCAAAAGTTTGGTGGTCCGATAAAAACAACGGTGCGGAAATCGCCGCAGGTATTTTGTATATGGATTACGATGCAGGGAACAATGTAGGTGTAAGAGCGATTGTAATTCAACCTTATGCGACAAATGAATATTACACGATAGAGGGGTAAAAGATGACTAAAGCAGGATTAGGGCAATCGGCTCAGAACTTAACAGGTCTATCAATTATGATAGGTGGCAAAAATACATTTGGTTTTACGGATGAGGGAACAAAAGCTCCAGCATTTGAATTTGAAACAGTTAACGAAGATAGTACAGGGATTGTAAAACAACCAAAGATGACTCTTGCAGTTAAAAATCTAGGTGCTGAATATATCGCTCATATTAGTGCAAAACTTCCTTTTATTTTGAAGGGAAATATCAGAGATGATGGAGAGGATAAACCTCTATTGATTACAGTTCAAGGTCAGCTGCACAAAATGAGCGGAGAGATGAAAGAGGGTGACTCTGTCAAAAGAGAGTTTGAAATCCGTGTTGATATGTATTCTGAAATCGTAAACGGTATTCCAACTATCGTTTATAACAGACATCCGTATAAATGTATTTTAGGTGGTATTGATATGGCACCAAAATTTAATTCAAATATTTAGGGGCATTAAATGGCAAAAGACACAAAAATCGAATATGGTACAAAAAAAGTAACTCTCTCAAGACTTTATCCATTTGGTGAAACAGTAGAAATACCAGATGGAAAAGATACAAAAAAAGTAACAGAACTTACTCTTAATGAGCTCAACGGTTTTGATGATGAGATTATCACATCTGAAACAGAAAAAAATAAGAAAATTGGTGGATATGTTCAAATTTCAATCAGTGCAGGTATTACATATAAAGAAGCACTGTCTTTAGCAAATAAAGATAGTGCAAAAGTAATGGAAGTATTACAGGGTTTTTAGTTCGGCTTGGTGGCTCCAAAGCTACTAAGCTTGAAGCTTATAGTTTGATAAGTGAGTTTTTTCTTTTATCAGTCAAAGAGCAAAAAGAGTTACCAATTAGTGAGTGGTTTGAGTATTACAATGTAGCGATTAAAAAACACAAACAGAAATTAGAGTGGATGAGTTTTAATCGTTAACACAAACAGTCCTATCCTGCTGATAGGTTGGCAAAGCTGTAAAAAAATAAAAAAAGGAGTCATAACATGGCTGATAAATTAAAATCAATTAATGAAAAAGAGGCTAGAGAAGCAGTTCATGCATCTCTTAAAAAAGATGGTGTTGAAGTTTCAAAAACTGTAGTTGACCAAATTATGGATAAAGCGGCTGACCTGTCTTTTAATGCTTTGGTTAAAGGTGCTTCAATCAAAGTTTCTGGTCTTGGTACTTTAGAAGTTCGTTCACATACTGAGAGAAGCTACAAACTTCCAGATGGTACTGTTGGAAAAGCTCCTGCTGGTTTCCATGTTCAATTTGTTGAGTCTGACAAGCTTCTTGAAGCTATGAATGCTCCAATCGGTGCATAAGCACCCATATTATGCAAGAGGTCATCTCCTCTTGCTTCTTTTCTTAAAATCTCATGTGATTTAGCTGCAGAATAAATATGTGACACAACAGGATGATATTTTAAGAGTAGAAATAAAAAGGATTATATATGGCAGGTCTTGGTTCTGTAAGTTTAAATATGGTGTGGAACCCTGCGATTTCGGGTTCAAATTTCCTTCAGGCAAGTATGAAAGGTATTCACACTTATGCTACAAAACTTGATAAAGTAAATATTCTAGGTTCAACAAATTTTCCTCTACTAGATAGACATATTAAACAATTAGATAATCATTTAGGTCATATCAGAAGTCAAACTGCAAAGATAAGTGCAAATCCTATTAAGCTTGATATTCAGACTAGTGCAACTAGCTTAAAAGAAGCTAGAAAAGATATGACGGCAATAGAGCACGATGCAAAGCAAGTAGCTTTTTGGACTAAAAAAAGTTCTGAAAATCTACAAAATGGTACAAGTGTCGCTAGAAAGGTGTCTCAAAAAAATAATACACAAGATATTAGTAATAGTGCTATTGTTGGTGCTGTTGCTGTTTCTAGTGCAATTGCGATTCCAGTTAAAGCAAGTATAGAGTTTGAAAGCACAGTAGCAGATATTACTAAAGTTGTTGATTTTTCTGGTGCAAAAGAGATTAAGAGTTTCTCGAACGAATTATTAAATCTTTCAAACATAATACCTTTAACAGTTAACCAGTTAGGCGAAATATCCGCAAGTGGTGGACAGCTTGGTATCGCTAAAAATAGTATCTTAGATTTTACGACGGTTGTAGCTAAGATGAGTACTGCTTTTGATATGAGTGCAGGTGATGCAGGAACTGCGATGGCAGGGCTGATGAATATTTATGGTGGTGGCATTAAAGAAGTTGGTATTTTGGGCGATGCGATAAATCATCTGAGTAACAATTCGGCATCAAAAGCAAACGATATAGTTAATGTACTTGGTCGTATAGGCGGTAATGCTAAAGCTTTAAATATGACTGCAGTTCAAGCTTCAAATCTAGCAAGTTCATTTTTAGCACTTGGAAAACCGCCAGAAATTGTTGGAACTGCACTTAACTCAATGCTTGGGAAGTTTGGTAATATTGATGGACAATCAGCAAAATTTAAAGGTTCTTTATCTTCAATGGGTATAGATGCAGTTGCATTTTCAAAAAAGATGAGAGCAAATCCTCAAGAGGCTATGCATGACTTTTTATCAACACTAAATAAAATGGATAAAGCTAGTCAAACTAAAATATCTTATGCGATGTTTGGACAAGAGTTCGGCGATGATATGTTACTTTTATCTAGTGGAGTTCAACACTATTCCAAGGCTATCAATCTTACCGCAAAAGAAACAAATTATCTAGGAAGTATGGAGAGAGAGTTCCAAACAAGAGCTTCCACAACTGCCAATAGTTTAACTTTACTAAAAAATAAATTTGCCCATTTTGCTATTGCACTTGGCAATACGATGCTTCCTATCATTAAAGAGGCAACAAATTATTTTGGAAATCTCTCAAGCGGATTATTGTCAATGACTGAAAAGTTTCCTATCGCTTCTAAATGGATATTTGGACTCGCTGGAGCATTTGTGGTTGGTTCTATTGCACTTGCAGGTTTTGGACTGATTGCATCTGGTGTCGGTGCAGGTTTAGCAATTCTCACATCTCCAATCTCATTGGTTGTACTTGGCTTGGTAGCTATTGGTACAGGTGCAGTTCTTTTATACAATAAATTCGAGGGGGTGCGAAATGTAATTGATGGTTTTTTCAGTGGTTTGATTGGTGGATTATCTCCTGTTGTTGAAGAGTTTAAAACTATTTTTGGTGGATTGTTTTCAAGTATCGGAGGTCTTTTTAATTCTTTGTCTCCTGTCTTTTCGGCTATTGGTGTTGTTTTAAATGCTGTTGGTATTAGCTCCACAAATCTAGGAACTGTTATGTCAGGAGCTTTTGGGTTGGTTCTTATGCCAATTAAATTAGTCTTGGGTGCATTAACATGGATGATTAATCTAGGTTCAATGGTCATAAACGGTTGGGTTCAGATAGGTACAAGTGCTGTTAGTATTTGGAATAAAGTAACAAATGCTATTAAATCTCCTTTTATTACATTGTTTAATTGGATAGAAGCAAAATTTAGAGCAGTTATGGGAGTTGTTGATAAAGTTAAAAATATTGCTTCAACTGTTACAAATGTTGGTTCTAATGTTGTTAATGGTGCAAAAGATAAAGCTTCAAGTCTTTGGAGTGGCACTAAAAGTTTTTTTGGTTTTGGCGATGAGAAAAAAGAGAAAACACAATTAGATAAGCCTACAGTGTTAAAAAATCTACCAATAAATAATGTTGGATATAAAACTAAGTTAACTGGGAGTTCTTCTTTACAAGAAATCAAAAATCCAATATTACCGCTTGAGAGTGTTTCTGGTCTTACATCAAATCAATTAACTCAAACAAAAAATCAACTGCAAAATAACAATAACCAAAAACAAGTTACACAAACAATAACAAATCAAATTACTGTTCATGCAAGTGATGGAAAGATTGACTATGAAGACTTAAAACACAAGTTTAAGAAAGTTCAAAAAGAGGTGGCAAATGACGAACAAAATTTACAGTTTAGAGATGTATCTTAACAAAAAGGAAAAAAATGAAAAAAATAATATTGGTGTTGGCTTTGATTGGTAGTTTATTTGCTTGGGACGAAGCAGTTGTAAAAACAGTTATTGATGGCGATACTTTGATGTTGCAAAAAGGAAATGAAGAGCCGTTTAAAGTGCGATTGATAGCGATTGATACATTTGAGACAAAAGTAAACGACAGATTGTTTATGCAACTTGAAACTTTAAAGATGCTTTATACATTTAAGCATGAAAAAGAAGCTGTTGAAAAGGTTCTGGAGCTCGGTGAAAAAGCGAAAAAATATGTATCTGATAGATATTTAGGCAAAACTGTTAAATATCATTTTTATCTCAAGGATAAATACGACCGTGATTTAATTTGGGTTGATGTATTAAATTTTTCATTGGTTCGAGAAGGTCTTGCTCTTTATTATCCAAATAATCAAATAGACAAAGATAGAAAGGCTTATATCTTAGATTTGAGCCGTGAGGCAAATTTAGAAAGAAGAGGTATTTATAAAAGGATTAAAGATGGTTCTGAATAATCTGATAAATGGTCTTGGTATGGGAAAACTCGGAGACTTTGTATTTTATATGTCAAAAAACGAGTACAAGAAAATATCACATGTATTAACTGCAGAGCATGGTAGCTTTAAACCAATCAAAGGGCAAGAGCAAATAAATGATTCGGGTGGGTATGACCGTAAAATTTCATTTGATGGTGTTTTGGTTTTACAACCTCTTGATGCACTTAAGACATTGGAGGATTATCTTATAGCAAGAGAGCCTCTTCGTTTTACAACACTCAATCACGATTTTGAAGTAGTTCTTACTTCGCTCAACATTACTCAAGAGCATTTTGTTGATGATGGGAATTATACTGTGCAAACATACAGTCTCTCTCTAAAAGAGGTTTACAATGAAATTGTATGAGTGCAAAGATGGTGATAGAATTGATTTGATAGTTCTCAAGTATTATGGCACTCTGAAATATTTAAATGATGTAATTGGTGCCAACAATAATCTTTGTAAGATGCCTATGATTTTATGTAGTGGAACTACTATTAATCTTCCAGATTTTCAAAATATTCAGCAAATTAAGATTAATGTGACTCAACAGGCTAAGAGAGTTCCGTTATGGTGATAAGTGATGTGATTGAACTTATGATTGATGGTAAAATAGTAGAGACACAAAGTATAAACAGCATTTCATTTTCTGATGCTGATGGTGTTAAATCTGACAATATTACTTTTAGTGTAATGCCACATTTTCCAAAACCAAGACCAAGTGAAAAAATAGAATTAATATTTAAAACTTTGAATGATAACAATGTTGTAGATAAACTAGATTGTGGTCTTTTTCATGTTCAAACAGTTACAAGAACAAACAATAAATCTTTATCAATAACTGCAACAGGAGTAGAGTTTAATGAAAAACAAAAAGAGAAGCTAAGTCATCATTATGTTAATACTAAACTCTCAAGCATCATTAAAATTGTAGGAGATAGATTAGGACACGATATTAAATTTAAAAGTGTTGACCCAACTATCAAATCTCTTAACCAAACAAACGAAACAGATATTCACTTTCTTGAGCGAATTTCAAAAGATTACAATGTGCTTTTTTCAATCAAAAATGACATCGTTTATTTTGTAAACAAAGAAGATAAAACTCTTCCTATCACGACAATTGATATAACTAAATGCAGTAGTTCTAGTCTAAAGCATTCAACAAAAACTTATTATAAATCATGTGAAGCTACTTGGCACGACTTAAATACTGGAGAGACTAAGAAAGTCACTATTGGTGATGGTACACCTGTAATCAAAATAAATAGCACATACAAAGATGAAGCCGATGCAAGAGTCAAAGCAAAAGCAAAACTTGATGCAATTAACAGAGGAACGGTAACAGGTTCTCTATCTCTAAAAGGGTGTTCTGTATATGCAGGTACAAAAGTGAATTTGATAAACACTTACAACAACGAAGATGATGGTGTGTTTAGTATAGTGAGCTGTAATCATAGTTGGAGTCGTGGTAGTGGTTGGAATTGTAGTTTAGAGTTAGAAAATTAAAAGGAGATAGTATGCGAGAATTTGTAGGAAAAGTAGTGATAGAGAAAGTTGAAGATAAAGAGTCTTCTTATCTCGTTGTTGCTCCAGTGTCTTATTTGAATGAAAAATATCATATAAATGTTTATGGCGGTTGGGTTACTGATGGTGCAAGTGTTCCGAAATTGTTTCAAAATATCTTCTCATCTTACGGAGAGAACACTATTTTTGGTGCAATAATTCACGATGCTCTATATATGTCTGAAGCACTACCACGAGATGTGTGCGATACTATTTTTCTTGAGATACTTGAGTTAAAAGGTGTTAGTTTATTAAAAAGAAGAGCTATGTATAGGGCTGTTCGTATTTTTGGCGGTTTCGTTTGGAAAAAACATAATAAGAATGATGTTTCCAAAGCGAAACAATTCATTAATGTAATAAATAAAGGGGAAGATAATGTGTGAAAAAATAAAAATACTTTTAATGAGTATATTGATGATGATTGCGATGAGCGGATGTTTTAGCGAGAAAGTTTATGGCACGGGTAAAGTTTTGTATGTAGGTGCAAAAACTGCATATATAGAACTTGATGTTGAAGATGCAAAACTAGAAGCACTTGATAAAGTTGTAGTTACTTATGACAAAGTAAGAACTGCAGTAAAACAAGAAACTTCTCAAAAAAAAACGGATGTGACTACTTCGTCAGTTCCGATGCAATAATAATATGTTGGTGGTAAAAATGGAAAAATTTAATAAAGCTTTTGGAATAGTAATTGGTAACGAGGGTGGGTATGTTTTCGATAAAGATGACAAGGGTGGTGAAACAAAGTTTGGAATTTCAAAAAGAAGTTATCCAAATGTAGATATTAAAAATCTTTCTTTAAAAGATGCAAAAGAAATGTACTATCGCGATTTTTGGCATACAGAAGAATGTAATCTTGAGCTACTTCCTGAAAAAATAGCAATTGAGGTTTTTGACACTGGTGTAAATGTTGGGATTGTAATTGGTAGAAAATTCTTACAGAGAGCATTAAATCTATTAAACAGAGTTGAGACTTTGTATCACGATTTAGATGTTGATGGAATTATTGGCAATGAAACACTTAAAGCAGTAGCAAAAGTAGAAGAACAAAAATTGCTCAAGGTTTTAAATGGTCTTCAGTTCATGAGATACTATAATATTGTAGAGAATAATCATAGTCAGGAAAAGTTCTTTGCAGGTTGGATTGAAAGAACATAGTTTAATGTGTTAAATACATATAAATAGTACAGAGAGTGACCCTTTGAACTCCCACTCTCTGATAACAAAATAATATCAAATACATAATTACATTATGTATAAATAAAAAAATATAGGAGTTCAAAATAAGAAGTACGACATTAAAACCACCACACGGTTGGGTTGGTGGAAAATCAAGATTAGCTAAACAAATAGTTGGTTTAATCCCTGAAAATCATAATTTATATGTAGAAGTATTTGGCGGTGCATTAAATGTGCTATATGCTAAAGAAGTGCCAGATAGGGCAAAATATAGAGAGGTTGCAAATGACTTTAATAGTGACCTTATAAATCTTCATAGGTGTATAAGAACTAATCCGTTGCTATTGCAAAAATATTTAAATGATTTATTAATCAGTCGTGAACTGTTTAGTGACATAAAGCTTAAAAATATGAAGCCTCGTGATTTTGTAGAAAAAGCATCATTTTATTTCTATCAGCTCCAGATGAGTTTTGGAAGCAAGGGTGATAATTTTGCGATGAGTGCCAAAAGTCGAAAGCCTAAAAATATTTACCGAGATTTTACAAAATGGTCTCAGAGACTCAAGATGGTGACGATTGAAAATATGGATTTCCAAAAGCTAATAGAAAACTATGACAATGAGGAGGCATTCTTTTATTGCGACCCTCCTTATGTTGGAACTGAGTCGTATTATAAAAATGTAACTACATTTAATTTAAACGACCACAAAAGGCTATACTCGGTCTTAAAAGATGTTAAAGGTAAGTTTTTACTGTCTTACAATGATTGTGAGTTTGTGAGGGGGTTATATGCCGATTTTAAGATAATTGAGAGTGATAAGTTTGAATATACTCTTGGTAAGAATGTTCATAAACAGAATAAATCGGTTCGGGAACTTTTTATAATGAATTATTGATGTGACTCAGCTGCTGAATTAATAAAGGTACTCATCCACTGGTATGGATTTTCCCTGAACTTCTCTGGAAAATTAATGTTCTACAAGTGCTTCTTCCAAAGCATATAAAGTTTTAAAGCTCTATATAGAACACCGATTGACAATGATAGGACTGTAAGAATATAAATAAACTCCACGAATGTTACCCCACAGGTGTAAAATCCTCCAACCCCATCCTGACCCAACACCCAAAAATGGGCAAAAAAAAGCTCAGGGAAGTTTCCTACCCTGAGCTAACCTGTCGGGATTATCACTACCAGATGATAAACCACATTCTCGTCCTACCAAGTTTTAACAGTTTTGTTCGGATGTAATGATAACAATTGAAGTCTTAAACTTTGCATAATATAATTCTCTTCCTTTTCCGTTCAGCTCTTTTTCTACAGGTTGCATCATAATATTCTTTACGACCGACCAATATTCGCTTACATCCACAACGACATCTATGTGACTCTCCCTGGAGTAACAATTGTGACTCCTCGAGATAGATATTATGTGACCCAACAGTTGCATTTTTGACAGCACTTGCAAGAACTCTACCAACAACCAAAGGGACACCATTCCCTACAGCTTTCTTTTTACCTGCAATATTAAAGTCTGGCAAATCATATTCCTCTCCAAGTCCCTGTAAAAAACAAAGCTCTCTAAAGCTTCTATCATCACTAGCCAAAGCACATCCAAATTTTATATCCTGCATTTCCCCCCTTGGTATATCAAGATAGATATTATCCAAAGAACCGAATTGAATATGTCTTAACCTGCTAGTTTCAGAATACCATCCCTGATTTATATCTATTCTTTGGTGCGAATATCCATCAATAACAACATCAGGAACACCTTTCACATTTTCAAGAAGCCACCACGATGGCTTCGCCTCTTTTACAACTCTTATAAACTCTTGTACCATTTTCATTGAGTAGTTTCCCCTGTTTCGCTTTAGGGTACTAAAATCTTGGCAAGGACTACCTCCAATGACACCATCAAACTTATTAGGTATCGCTTTAAAATCTCTAATGTCCTGACCAATTATCAAATCACCTGCTGAAACAACACAAAATCCTTTTTCTTTAAAGGCTTGGTCAAGTAAACCAACACCACTAAACAAACTTAAAACTAACATTTTATACCTCTTGCTTATTCACAATATGACTTCGTTTATTCAACATCTTGGTTGTATGTTTTCACCACAAAAAGGGCAAAAATTTATATAAACAACATCATTTTTATTTTTACTCCATCTATAAACATTATGAGTGACTGAAATTCCAATTTTATGACCATTTACATCAACTAAAGTCTTTTCCATCCATTCGCAAGGTTGATAGTCATTTGCATTGAAACTACATTTTATATATTCTTTATCCATTTATCAGCTCACTATTTTTCTGTACAAACTCTATAACAGATACAGGAACTGCATATATTATTGCAGTTTGTTCAATACTTACTGTTTTTATAGTTCCTGCAATATTATTAAAAAGACTTACAACATTCATACCCTCTTGGTCTGCTACCTCTTGAAGCATTGGAGCTTCTTTTTGTATTCTTTCTAACATTTATTTTCCTCTTTATTTGTACTATCTTTCATAATATTTTATCTCCTATATACAACATAAAATCATCAAACCTATCAAACCAGTTATTCACTTTTTTTATCATTTTCGCCATATTAAAACCTTTTTGGGATATAATACGAACTTCTAAAATATACCGACCAAAGTTTTTTTAGAGTTCGCAAATGGTTAGCTCTCACGAGCGACTGTTTGCCTCCTTTTTTTAGATTTTCATTCTACTTTTTCATAATTTCATAATTAGCCAAAAACAACTTCTTTGCAACTGCATTTGGAGTTCTAAACTCTTTAGAAGTCAAATTCTCTAAATAAGCTAACTGCTCATCATCTACAACAAAAGCTATTTTGTTTGTAGCTTTACTTTGTCCTGCGGTTGGACGACCTGCTTTTTTATCCTGTTGTGTCACAACTGTTTCTTTTGTTTTTACTTCAACCGTTACTGCATCATCTTCTATTTCATTTATTCTCATATTTTAAGTTCCTTTTCTATTAGTTCTGTTAGTTTAATTGTAAATTCATTGATTTGTCGGTAAGCACCTTTTCTCAAGAACTCACTATCTTTCATAATATCTTTTGCTTGTAAGCCCTTATTAACTAGATTTTTAATCAATGTACTTCTAGGCATTTCAATTGTTGTGATATTCTGTATCTTGTTTGTTTCGATGTTTAAAGTATATCCGCTTCTAAATGCCTTCTTTTCGTCTGCATTTATACACATAGCCATATTTAATACATGAATAATTTTCGCATTTGGATTATGCTTTAAAATGTATTTAGTAGCTTTAATTGTTTCAGATATTGACTCGTAATCATCCATTGTAGGCAATATATAAAGGTCGCTTTTAAACTCACCTATTCTTTCATCAAATCGCCCACCAAAATCGCAAATAAAAAAGTTTGATTTACTTGAGATAGTCATAATTTCATTTTCCGTCTCAAGCTCTAAACAATTATCTTTTCTCTTAACAGATGAGTTGTCAAGAACATTAATTGTTTTAACAACATTATAATGTTCTGAATTTCTTTTTGGGTCGAAGTTTAGAATTGTTGTTCCAAATTTTTCTCCCAAAAGTCTTGCTAAACTGCTTTTGCCACCTCTCACAAAGTTAACGATAGATATTAGAGTTAACTTATCCATCTATTCCCCTTTTTTAGTCATATAGTGTTCGGTTGTAACAAGTCTATCTTTGTTGATTTCGTGACCGAGCACATCCGATTTAAAGTTTATCTCTTCTCTATCAGTTCCATCTTTCTTACCAAATTTAAGATATACAAGTTCCGCATAAATTTCTCTAGCGTCATGAAAAGTGTAATTTAATCCAGTAAGTTTCTTAAAGCTTCTATTAAAGATGTGATTGTATTTACTGTTCACTTCTGTATTTTTCAGTGCAGTTGTATCAATATCAGCTCTAAGCTGTTTAACAAGACCTGCTAGAAACTCATAATCATCATCGAGCGAATAAGCTTTAATTTCAGAATTTTCAATACCTTTTTTTGAAATACCTCTATAAACCCACTCTTCATTAACTTTTGTAATTTCAAGACTTTTTAGAATTTCAACACTTCTACGACCTGTCACAAATGCTAAATATGAAGCATATAAATAGGCTCTTGCTTGTTCGATAGTTTGTTGCTTTCCTAGAGGTATGTCATTATTTACAATTTGATTTTTTAATAAAGAAATAATTCTGTTTATTTGTGATGCATCAAAGATCTCTTTGTCTTCCAAATTTTCCAACACTTTATCCGTATCAACTTTTTTTATTCTGTCATAAACATCGCTAGGGACACTAAACAACTCTAATGCCAAATCTCTATTCTCATCATCTACATCTTTTATTACATTTCTCATGTCAGCATAGTAACGAGCGACTGTTTTAATCTTACGACCGCCCATCCAACAATAAGGGATAAATTTAGCAACAGTCAACATGGTTGCTCTTTTATCATTACAGTTTAACAGCTCTTCCTTGAATAAATCACGAACATCTTTAAGACTACTCACACCGTAGAATATTTTAACTGTCTCTTCGTGTGTTTTCTCTTCCTGAGGCATATTGTCAGTTATTGCTTGTTTTACAACTGCATCAAGAGAAGAAGTAACCTCATCAGCTATATCTGAACTATGAATATCACTAGTAACATTTTCTTGGTTTTTAACTGTATCCCTTAACTCTGTAACCTGCTCAGTTAGTGTCTTAATCATCTCAATTAATTGTGTGTTATCTACCTGAGTGTTAACTGTTATTGGTTCTTTATATAGCTCCCAATCCTTTTCTTTAGCCGATAACATATTGTACGGCTTACCTTTCTCATCTATAATTTGTCCATTATTATTTATAGATATAAATTTCTTTTTATCCCAACTTATTGCTCTAATCTTACTACCATTCATTAACTTAGTAAGTGCCGTATTCTTAACCATTGTAACTCCTTATTTTTATCTAACTGTTGGAAGTATATATGAATAAAACTTAAAATATTATAATAGTATAGATATTAATATAAAAATATATAAATATATAAACACCTATTAACAGTTGTTTATTAATTAATATAAAATTATAAAAATATAAATATTAATATAAGATTATAAAAATAGTTATTCACATATATATAAAAAATCATTCAAAAAATAACCGTTAATTATTCACATATAACTGTTTTAAATGTGAACAACTAACCGTTATTAGTTTAATAAATAACCGTTATTTTATAAAACATTTTTTGACTAACAGTTATTTAATTAATTAATTAAATAACTGTTAGTCAAAAA